CCAAAAGAATTGGCAGATGAACAAGAACAACTACAAACAAATCAACCAATTCAAAGACAGCGATTTGAAGCGTTGCCTATAGTAAAAAAATATAACTACCTATATACTGGAGAAAATACTGAAATATTAGATTTCCAATTAGACATACAACAGTTATTTACAGTAGCACAGGCGCCTGCTGCTGGTATATATTATGCTGATAATAATCAACAATTTACACCCACAAATGCTATTCAAATAACTACAGATAGAAAAGGTGTTACGCTTAAAACAAGAGAGCAACAACAGCAACTTACGGGAGAATTTTTCCTAAGTGATGTTGAATTACCAAAAATAAATGTTAATGAAAGTGTTGTGTATGATAGAATACCAGGTAGCCCTAATTCACAACAAGTTAATGAAACATTGACAGAAACAGATAGAATTGCAAGCTCTGTTGCTGGACAAATGGCAAGACGAGAAAATGATGCACAACAAATTGTATTGGAAATTAAAGGAGATCCTTTTTGGATGGGTACTCCTGATAGTGTGAGAAGTGGCAATAAACTATCAGTAGCAAACTTTAAAGGCACAAATGCAATGATAGGATTTTTAAATTATCAAGCAAACGAAAAAGATTTGCTAATAGACCAAAATAGAGGACCTGTTGATTTAATTAGTACTGGTATATATAAAGTTGTTACAATTGAAAGCAAGTTCCAACAAGGACAGTTTACTCAAACACTAGATGCATATAAAGATAGAAATACAAATTCGTTCCTAACGCTCGATGCTTTAGTTAATATAAGGATAGAATAATGTCAGGATCAAGTATCAAAACACAAGGCTACAATGTTGCTGGAAGAGGCAAACAGGATAGCAAATACAATATTAACGACCTCAGTGGGATGTATATTGGACAAGTGATAAAAAATAATGATAGTTTGCATACTGGTAGAGTTACTGTTCGTATTAGTGATTTTAGTGGCAAAGCAACAGAAAGAATATGTCTATTGTGTACTCCATTTGGTGGCCACACTGACGTTGTTGCTAGTAGTGAAGACGAAAAGAAGTTTGGAGAAGAAGAAGGACAAACAGGAAATGGTAGCCCTAAGAGCTACGGAATGTGGTCACAACCTCCAGCAATAAACACAAATGTAGTTGTATTATTCACTGCTGGTATGGAACAAGGTGTGTATATAGGAAGTCTTATATCTAAAGATAGAAATGCTATGATGGGAGGCAACGCAAGTAGCCAAGCATATAAAGAAGAAAAGACTATATTGTCTCCATCAAGTGAAAAGAATCCGTATGATAGAAATGATAATGACACCAGGCCTTCAGATAACGAAGCAATGGATGTTTTAACAGAGAAAGGTACTGACGAAGATTATGTAAGAGGACATAGTATGAGTAGTGCTAGACGAGAAACTCCTAGCCGTGTGTTTGGTATGACAACCAGAGAAGGGCATGTAATATCATTAGATGACGGTCAAGAAGATGGACCTAGTAGAAATATAAGAATAAAAACAAAACAAGGTGCTCAAATACTTTTAGACGATACACATGGTTTTATTAATATAATAAACCAAAATGGTAGCTCTTGGATAGAAATAGACAGTGAAGGCAGAATAGATATGTATAGTAAGGCTGGTGTTAGTATCAGTACTGAAGGCGATTATAATGTACATGCAAAAGGACATATCAATATGCAAGCTGACCAAGGTGTTAATATTAAAAGTACAGGAAATGAAGGTATAAAAATACAATCTAGTGCTAGTAGTATAGATATACACAGTGCCCTTGCAATCAGAAGCGAAACATCACAATATGAAATAAATGCATCAAGCGGTTATATAAAAGCAACTGGTGGGCGTATTGACTTAAACGGTCCTCCTGCAAGCTCTGCATCTAAACCTGAAGTACAAGCACAGACTGTAAACAGTAATATAACTTCTAGTATCGCAAGTCGTGTGCCAGAGCATCAGCCTTGGTTAGGAAATAGTAGTGTACAAGAATCATTTACAACAGGAAAAGGAAATACTGGATAATGCCATCTTTTAAATTACCTAATGTTATAACTAGTAAAGACTTGATTACTTGGGATTTATTTCCAGTTAAAAACTCTACTGTGGCATCTACACTTATCCTTTTGCAAGACTTGGAAGCAAGTGACGATATAATTAATTTTTTATTGCGCAATATAAAATGGACAGGTTATTGTTATAATGATGTTGACAATAAATTAAAAATAGGTTATAATCTTAAGGGTAATCAGGAGTCTCCTGGTCTTACTGAAGCAGATGCATTCAATTTATGGATAGCAGACTTTAAAGACAAGGAACGAAAATTTAAGAAGCAAATGACGCTTGACACTCTGTCACAAAGTCAATATGACGGATTGTTGAGCTTATTCTATCTTACTGGAGATTTTTATAGTGTTGGTACAGACACTCGAAAATTTCAATTAAGAGAGTATATAGAGAATAGAAAGTGGGAGTACATCAGTACTGCATTAACTATTGCAGGTGGTAACCAACGGCCATTAAGACAAAGCGAAGGTAAAATTATTATGTTAGCAGACTATGGTTTACCTAAAGCAAGAAATTTAATTAAAGAACAAAGCCTACAGGAATTAGTTAAACGATATCCAAATAGGTTTATAAACGAAAAAGCCAAAGCCCAAGCAGAGTATGTGTACTTTGCGGAAACACAGCGATTCCTCCCCAACATGAGCGAATCTAGAAAGCGACTCTTGGCCAATTTACTCAAATAGGAAATAAAATGCAAGCCAGTGTACTCTTACTAAACGCAGATGCCCAACCATTAAGTTTACTTCCCCTGAGTACAATTAGCTGGCAAAATGCTGTTAAAGCCCTGTATAGCGATAAAGTCTTTGTAGTCAAAAATTATAATAATGTATTTTTAAATAGTACAACTATAAGTATTCCATTACCAAGTATTGTAATGTTAAACAGCTATCACAGGCCTCCGTTGCGAGCAAAGTATACAAGAAAAAATTTATATATCAGAGACAACTATAATTGCCAATATTGTGGAAACAAATTTAGCTATTCAGATTTGACTATTGATCATGTTATACCAAAAAGCAAAGGTGGCAAACTCACTTGGGAAAATAGTGTAGCGGCATGCGGGCCATGTAATGTAAAGAAGAACGATAAAATTGTTAAGCCATTACAGGATCCAAAACGTCCTAGTTGGCACCAGCTTAATTTTGCAAGTAGAAACTATCATACTACTATTCCAGACGCTTCCTGGCAAGACTATATCATGTGGCCAGAAGACAAACTTACCATACAAAATACAAAAATCACAGTATAAACCTAGTAGTTAATTATTAGCATAAATATTAATATGACTAAAATAACAGGCTATACAACAACTCTGAACGATTTTACAAGCACTACGCTAACTAATTTAGATTTAGCGAAGCAAGATTTAATCAATCATTTTCATATTAGAAAAGGAGAAAAGTGGACCAATCCAGACTTTGGTAGCGACTTGCCTTTTTATGTATTTCAACCTTTAGACGAATCTACTATTGATTTAATTAATACAGAAGTATTAACAATAGTATCCAACGATCCTAGGTTTGAGTTGAATAGCAGTAAGGTAAATGTACAATCAGATGCACAAGCAATTACAATAATTGTGCAGTTAATTTATTTACCAACAACAACTGCAACTGAGTTGCAAGTTAAATTCGATAGAGATTTCGAACAAGATATAGAGTTTTAAAAAATGGCACAAAATAAAAGACAGAATAAATTGTTCGCGGCAGAAGATTATACAGTTGTTTATGAATCATATATCAATGCAAACTTTCAAGCATTTGACTATGATACAATTAGAACTACTATGGTTGAGTATGTACGCAACACCTATCCAGAAAACTATAATGACTGGATTGAATCGGCTGAATTTGTAGCACTACTTGACGTAGTTGCACAATTTGGACATAACTTAGCATACAGAGTTGACTTAAATACACGCAATAACTTTCTAAGTACTGCAACAAAACAAGAGAGTGTTTTTAAACTTGCAGAGTTTTTAGGATACAGTCCTCGACGCAATGTGCCAGCGTTTGGAGAAATGAAAGTAGTAAGTGTTAAAACTAACGAAGCAGTTATTGGTAGTGAAGGTACAAGTTTGGGTGGACAAGATATTAGATTTGAAACCACAACCGATGTAAACAATATAGACAACTTTATTACAGTAATGAATGCAGTATTCCAAACTAGCAACAACTTTGGTAGTCCAAAGAAACAAGTAATGCTAGATGGTGTATCAACACAATTTTATGATTTAAATAATACTGCCAGCCAAATTAGATTTGATATCAGTGGATTTGCAGATGGTAACCAAGTAAGCTATAACTTAATAAGTGTTGACTATGACACAACTTCACAAACAATTGTAGAGAAATCTCCAGACCCACAGAGTAGTTTTGGTATATATTATAAAAATGATGGCAAAGGCCTTTCAAGTAATGATACAGGGTTTTTTGTAGGTGTAAAACAAGGCACACTACAATTTGACGATTTTAATATTGAGAACCCAATAGATAATTTAACATTAGATATTGACACAGACAATATTAACAACAGCGATGTTTGGGTACAGACTATCGACACATCAGGAAATGTTGTGAAAAGTTGGAATAAAGTTTTAGATACCAATAGTGAAAATGTAATTTACAATAGCTTTGCAGGCGGCGTTAGAGATATTTTCAGTGTTAAAACAAGAACAAATAACAGAGTTAGCATTAGATTTCCTGATAAACTATTTGGTAGTTTACCAGTTGGCAATACACGAGTTTGGTATCGTGTAAGTGAAAATAGCACATATACTGTAAGACCAGACGATCTTGTAAACAAAAAGCTATCTATTAACTATGTTGGTATAGATGGTAACACATACAATGCAGTCATGACTGTACAGCTTAAACGTAGTATTAGTACAGCAAGTAGTAGCGAAACCCTAGATAGTATTAAAGAAAACGCACCTAAAGCCTATGCATCACAAGATAGGCTAATTACCTCACAGGACTATAACAGCATCTTACAATCACAAGTGGGTGGTGTTAAAAAAATTAAAAGTGTAAACAGAACATTCGCAGGACATAGTAGGTACGTTGACTTTACAGACCCAACTGGAGCATATTCAAGTTTAGATGTATTTGGTAAGGACGGAACATTGGCTAAAGCTAATGATTTAGAGCCGCAAACAAGTTCAGCCGGAGAGTCAGCAGCCAGTGTATTTCAAAATTATATAAAACCTATTTTACAGGATGATAACTTTGTTAACTTTTACTATGATAAAGTTTCAGAAGATTTTGCAAGTCTTAAACAAAGTTCAACTCCAGTATATGCACCAGTATTAACCACAGGAAATACATTTGGAGACAATGCATATGTGTGGAATACAACAAGTTCCAATAGTGCAACAGCGACATCAGGATATTTAATTTATGATAATAATGCTGAAATAGTAAGAGTAGGCAAGA